TAGATAAGAATGATCTTGATTTTGAAATGTTGGATGAAATATTAATTGATCGAAGACAAGCATCCAAATATGAAATTGATGGTATTATTATTATGGATGATTCAAACCATGATATAAATAATGAAGGAAATCCAGAATTTGCTTTTGCTTTTAAGGATGCCTCTGAAAAATTAACAGCAGATGTATTAGTAAAGGATGTTGAATGGAATGTATCTAAGGATGGTTATATTAAGCCTAAATTGATACTGGAACCAACTAAATTATCTGGTGTAGTAATTTCAAATGCTACTGCTTTTAACGCTAAATATATTATTGATAATAAAATTGGACCTGGATCTATTGTAAAGATTATTCGTTCTGGTGATGTTATTCCGCATGTTTTAGAAGTTATTAAAACAGCAAAAGTTAAATTACCTGATATAGAATATAAATGGAATGAAACAAATGTTGATTATATAGCAATTGGAGAGAAATCAGATGATCAAATTATTAAAGAGTTAACATTTTTTGCTGAAAAGATGGACATTATGAATTTGAGTGAAGGATTAATAACAAATTTTGTACAAAATGATATTGATGATATATTTAAGATTATTAATGTTACCAAAGAGGAATTATTAGAACTACCAAGTTTTAAGGAAACTATGGTTAATAAAATTCATAAAAATATTCAAACTGCTATGGAAAATGCTACCCTAGTTCAATTTATGAATGCTACTAATATTTTTGGACATAATTTTGGACATAAAAGATTAGAAAAGATATTTGTTCAATATGGTAATAATTTTTTAAAGTTTATGAAAGACCATACAGATGATGATATTTTTGAAGAAGTATTAAAAATTGGAGGATTTGATGAAATTACTGCGAATCAATTTAGTGATAGAATACATGAATTTATCGGAGTATTTGAAAAGATTCCAGCTAAGTATCAGAAGTTAATAATAAAAAATTCTGAAATTAAGAAAGTTTCAGAAAAATTTAAGGGAAAAAAATTTGTATTTTCTGGATTCAGAAACAAAGAATGGGAAGAATATATTGTTGAAAATGGGGGTGAATTAGTAAATAGTGTATCAAAGAATACTTTTTATTTAATAACTACCAAAAAAGATTTAGATGAAGGAAGTAATTCTAAGGTAGTAAAGGCAAAAGAAGTTGGAGTAGAAATTGTTACAAAAGAAGATTTTGAAAAAAAGTTTTATTAGTTAATTTATATATGGATAAACATTTACAAAATTATTTAGATTTATTAGGAGGTTCAAAAGGAGGTTCAAAAGTAACCTTCATTACTGGTAATATTAAAAAATTAGAAGACTTACAATACATTTTAGGTGATTCAATTAAATTAGATAATAAGAAAATAGATTTACCAGAATTACAAGGAGAACCAGAAGAAGTTACTATTGAAAAGGCTAAGGAGGCAGCTAGACAAATTAATGGACCTGTTTTAATTGAAGATGTTTCTTTATGTTTCAATGCTTTTAAAGGATTACCAGGTGTTTATATTAAATGGTTTGTTGAAAAACTAGGTAATGAGAGTGTATCTAAATTATTAGATAGTTTTGATGATAAAAGTGCTTATGCTCAATGTATTTATGCTTATTGCGAAGGCCCTTCTTCAACACCAATAACATTTATTGGTAGAGTAAATGGTACAATAGTAAGACCACGCGGATCACAAGGATTTGGTTGGGATCAAATTTTTCAACCAGATGGATATGATAAAACAAATGCTGAAATGGATACAGAAGAGAGACTTAGTATAAATGCCCGACAGATTGCTTTAATGAAGGTTAAACAATTTTTTACTGAAAATCCGAGTAAATTAAGTCGTGCTAAGAAAAGTCGAAGAAAATATAAAAAATAATATAAATATATATATATGAATTTAAGAAAAAATACTTCTAGTATATTTAGTATAACATTAAATAATGGTAATAAATTAGATGTAATAATTACTTATGAAGCAAAACAATTATTTGTAAATTATATTAATTCACATCCTTTATATAAAAAACACGAAACACGATGTAGTGGTATAGAGAATATTGTTGAAAATATAGAAAATTATTTTCAAATTCAATTAAAAAATTATCATAATGTCTTAGTAATGATTAATTTAGGTAAAGGAATATTTACAGAAAATATCATGAAACAATGGATTAAAGAGAATTATAATGAAAGGATGAAGAAATGTAAATAAATGTAGTCAAACTGTTTACTCTATTTAGGAATCTTCTCCATCAACTTCTTCTGCCCCTCTAATATTTTAATCATCAAATCTTCATTCTTAGCAATATATTTCTTATAAGTCTCATATACAGTATCAAAAGCTAAATCATATATTAATTTATCTTTTGGAATACCATATAAGTCATAATATAAGTCAGTCATTCCCTTACCTGGTTCATCTTTTATAAGATTTAATTTATCAGCAACTTCAAATAATTCTTTTTCAGTGGGAGATTCTATTTCAATAAATCCCGGAATACCTGGATAATGATCAAATACTAATTCAGTTTCTCCAATATTATATATTTCTCGAATTTTTTGTTTAAAATATTTTTTTTTATGACCTAATTTTTCCAACATTATTTTCATCTTATTAAAATCACTAACAATAACTTCATCCTCAATAGCATATTTCTTTTCTTTATTAAATTCTTTTAATGTAAATGTAATTCGATGTTGTTCATCTCTTAATCTAAAAACATAATATCCTTCTGGAGGTTCAAATCCAATACTCTGAAAATTATACATACCCTTACGGATACCACCAATTTCTTTTATTTTTTCTTCTAATATTTTTCGATCAAATGTATAAAACCTTCTTTCAATTTCCAAACTCATGTATATATAATATATAAAATATTATATATATTTATATTATATATGTATTTACATACAATAAGTTTAATAGGGTTACGGCCTACTAATGAAGATGCTGAATTTGCTATATTAAATTTAAATGGATCAGATAAGAGCAAAAATAGTGTTAATTTATTAGCAATATTTGACGGACATGGAGGTCCTTTAATTAGTAAATTTTTAGCAAATAAATTACCACAATATTTTTTAAATAAAACAATTCTACAAGATAAAATAAAACCAAATTCTAAAAAATATAACAAATATATCGTAAAATTATATGATTTTATACAAGAAAAAATTAGAAATGAGGTTAAAGAATCTAAAATGATGGGATCTACCGCTTTAGTAGCTCAAATTTATAATTATAAAAGTAAAAATAGATTACAAATTATTAATGCCGGAGATTGCCGAGCAGTTATTTGTAATAAATATAATATTGGATCTCCATTATCAAATGATCATAAACCAACTTCTTTTGATGAATTTACTAGAATTACAAAAATGGGCGGCCAAGTTAGTCAACTACCAAATGATGATCCACGCATAATGGGTCTATCTGTTTCGAGAGCATTTGGTGATGTTGATGCTAAACCATATGTTTCACATCAACCCGAAGTATTTAATTATACTCTTGAAAATGATGATAAATTTTTAATTATGGGTTGTGATGGATTATGGGATGTTTTTAGTAATCAAGCTGCTGTCGAATTTGTTTTGAAACAAATGAATAATGATTATAAATTCAATATTGAAACAAAAAGTTTGAAGGATAATATTGCTAATAAGATGGCGGCTGAAGCAATTAAAATGGGAAGTACTGATAATGTTAGTTGTATGATATTGTTTTTTAAATAAAGCAAGTTTCAAGTTTGTATACCATTTTAAAGTTTGTTTACCCAATCAAACGGTAACCATCCAACGATAACCATCGAACGGTAACTATCATACGGTAACCATCAAACGGTAACCATCCAACGGTAACTATCTAACGATAACCATTAATAAGGTAAATAGTTAAATGAGGTAAATAGTTAAATGAGGTAAATAGTTAAATGAGGTAAATAGTTAAATGAGGTAAATAGTTAAATGAGGATACAGAATTTAAATAACCTCCAAAGGCTCATACTTCTTGAATTCTTCATTATATCTACATTTCATCTTATGAAAAATTTTATCTTTAAATAATTGTCGCATATAATGACTCATTTTAATATCAGGAATATACGAAATACCTAATCTTTTTTCTGATTCAATATCAATTACATCAAATACTTCTCTCAATAAGGTTCTCTTAATAATAAAAACATCTTTATCATATTTTTTAAGAGATTTTGGTAATTCATTTTTTAGTAATTCAACTTCATGATTATTCACGTAGATGTAACTAAGGCCACTTCTGGAAGGTAGGAATAGAAAACCATTAATAATGTATTCAGTAGTTTTCATTTTTTCGGCAATCTCATTAATTTGATCTACTTTATATAATTTTAAAACATGCATCTTTAGATTAGTATCAAAGAACTTTTCGACTAAGTATTTATCAAATGATTCTAATTTGGTTTCCATTCTTTCAGTCAATAACTTTTCATTTTCTAATAAGAAATAATCTTGAACTAGGAATACATTATCTTCGTTCTTTCGTATAATTCTACCATCAATAATTGTATTTTTATAGATAGCCGGATTACATTTGACGTTTAATTGATACATATTAATATCGCGCATATTAATTTGTTCCTTTTTGTACTTAATATTTTTCTTATCAATTAATACACAGGTATTAAGATCATTGAATTTAGTAAATATAATATAAAAATTATATCCTTGAAAATGAGGGGCTAGATAAAAGTTTTCCTTATTCTTTTTAATATTATCTAGGATATCATTTGAATCAATAATTTTATATCTAAAATTGTAAACATTAATATTAGCATATATCATATTGATAATATAATGTTTTAACTTAACATCTGAAATTAATTTAGATTTAAAGTAACCTAGATTAAGAACATTAGAATGGGGATTATTAGTATACGAATTATTCATTGTATATAGTGTATATAGTATTTTGTATTTATGTATTGGAAAATCAATTTTTTAATTAATTGGAATGAAATGAAAATTAATTAAAAAATTGGGGCGAACATCGTGAGAAAACAATTTTTTAATTAATTGGAATGAAATGAAAATTAATTAAAAAATTGGGGCGAATGAAATGAGAAAACAATTTTTATTTAAATTATGAAATCTTCATTTCATTCTAATTAATTAAAAAATTGATTTTAAATATAAATGAACCCATAGCTTCAAACATTCACATACAATGTCAGATTTAATAAATATTTTAAGTAAAAACCCTAATATCTTGGATTTTTTAACTACTAAAGAAACAAATCAATTAAGATTAGTTTCTAAGGATACGTTAGAAATTATTAAAGAACATCCATTTAATGATTTAAAAAGTTTTATAAAAGGAAAGTTTAGTGATTTTCACAAATGTTATCCGAATGCTATTGGTGTATATTTAGATGATACGTCATATATTACTACTACAGATGTTCAAGATATATCTAAAATTAAAAATATAGACGGTACTTATGGTGCTATGCTTAAAGTATTAGTTTTAATTGAAATATATAAATTTCAAAAAATAAGTATTTCTATTTAATATTCATTTCATTCATAAAAAATTGTTTTCTCATTTTACTCGTCCCAATTTTTTTTTTAATATTCATTTCATTCATAAAAAAATTGAAAATATAACCAATAATGTCACCCATAATAAATTTTTTATGCCACCCAAAAGCAGGATCGGCCTGGTATGCAAACCAGATAATGAAAAATATAATGAAATATCTGTATTGTCAATCATAAGTTGGGCAATAGAAAATATTGATCCAGAATGCCTACACCCCCTTTTCCAATACTTTACGACATACGAGGCTCGTGTACTAAGATTGGTCTGTTCTGAGATGAAGCATTTCGTAGGGTTAAACCATTGGGATGATGAAAAAACTCAGATTGGACGCTATCGTAACGACGAGGGTCAATGTGAAGATATTCCAGTTGGAGAAAGCCTTCGACTTTGGCGCGAGTGTTTTCCCCATGCCAGGGCAGCAAATGTGTCTGGCCGTTCAGATCTGGTCGACGGTGATTTTGTTAATTTCAGGGGGCTAAGTGTTGTGAATATCTCGCAACATCCGCTTAAACGCGGATCATCATATTCAAGAGCGAGCTTTAGTGACATTGGATTTCAGCATCTACGTGGTGTTCGGAAACTGATAATGACGAACGCTGATATGTCCCGAATTACCGATCGGGGCTTTGAGAGTCTGCGTGGAATAGAGGAACTTGACATGTTCGGCTGCGAGGATCCAGGAATAACTGGTAAAGCATTGGTGAATCTACGGGGTATTCGAAAACTCAATATTCTCCAGTGCAATTGGCCACATATATTCGATATTCGGTCTCTTTCGATGCTTCGAGGAATTGAATCACTTGAAATTGAGGATGAGTTTCATCCCTATTTGAAGCAGGTGATTGAGTTGCCTGAAAATATGGGCGCTTATCTGGATTTGATAGAATCGCATGATCTGTTCTGGGTTAATGCACTGGTAGTATTAGGGTATTCAATCCTTTACAGAGTGTTGGAAAAATCAGGAACAGCACCAGTTGTTCGCAGACTCGTAGAACTTGGCGCTGATGTTAAAACAGAGTGCCCCTACACCGGTTTAACACCACTTCACGTCGCATGCCAGCACGGTTCACTTGAATCTGTAAGATGCTTGCTAGATAACGGTGCTGATGTGAATTATGTTGCTGGCGGATGGGAAAAGACATATACTGGAGCAACACCTCTTTGCCTTGCCTTACATTCAAAGGATCGTGACGTGATCGAATTATTGCTGGGGCGCGGTGCGATGCGTCTTAAGAGTCATTGGACCGCACCATGGGATAGACATATTCCTAAGTAATTAATAAATTAATTTATTATTTTATTATTTAATAGTGAGGATAATTAGTTTTTTTATAATAACCTAATTTGGGCATTCCAGTTGAGAATTGATATTTTGGTTCAGTTTTAATATCATAATATAGGTTTTGATATAATTCAGTTTTAGATGATTCTCGTGGAATTAAATTATCTTTATTATTAAATAAATTATAATTATCATTTGTAACTTCATTAAATAATTGGCTTACATTTGTTGCTTTACTCTTTTTTACTTCCGCATTAACATCATATATTAATTGATCATTAAATACTGTATTTGCTTTATATGCTGTTTCTGGAACCATTAAACCACTACCATATAATTTAGGTTCGTCCGGTTTATTAATAAATCGATCTATTACTGATTTTTTTAATGGAGATAATAATAATAAATATGCGAATAAACATAATAAATATAATAAGACTAGGAACATTATATAATATACAATTATATTTTTAATATAAAAAAATAATAATATTATAAGTATAATATGTCTGAAAATCAAACTACTGATGTACCAACTGGAGTTGAAACTGTTGAGGTTACCTTGGGGACTTCTGGAATGACTGGATTAACTGGAGAAACTGGATCATCTGGACCAAGTGGTGATTCTGGTTCAAGTGGATCATCAGGTCCAAGTGGTGATTCTGGACCAAGTGGTGAATCCGGACCAAGTGGTGATTCCGGACCAAGTGGTGATTCTGGTTCAAGTGGATCATCAGGTCCAAGTGGTGATTCTGGACCAAGTGGTGATTCTGGACCAAGTGGTGATTCTGGACCAAGTGGTGATTCTGGACCAAGTGGTGAATCCGGACCAAGTGGTGATTCCGGACCAAGTGGTGATTCTGGACCAAGTGGTGATTCTGGACCAAGTGGAGATTCTGGACCAAGTGGAGATTCTGGACCAAGTGGAGATTCTGGACCAAGTGGATCATCTGGCCCTAGTGGATCATGACTCAGTGGAGCAACTGGTCTAAGTGGTACAAATTATGTACCAGTTGTAGGTAGAAAAAGATGTTGTTTATGTTAATTCCACAATATGTTCATTAAATTCTGTTCCTGGAAATAGTTCAACCATAATATTTTTTTTAATATTAAAGTTGTTATTTATATCTTTTCTAAAAGATTCTTCATTACAAGTAATGTATAAAAATTGTTTTTTTTCTTTTAATTTAGATATATTAATTTCATTAAATTTACTATAACCATTTCTTCCGGGACTAATAATAATTGTTGTATCTTTTGAAGCACCATTGATATAGTTTACTAAATTATCTTTTGTTTTAACGGTTGACCAATTAAATTTATGAAATCTAAGAGCTTTTAATCCATCGAAATATGATATTGGACACGGATTAATACATAGAATTTCTTTAAATTTGTTATTTAATTGACTAGCAATATGAAAACTATTACGACCATATACAATTAATTTATTATTTGGAATTATGATATCAGCAAGTGTTTGGTATAAAACATTTCCCATTTGATGATTTGCTTGAGTAAACGAATTTGGTGATATAAACATTTTTATACCATTAATTAAAATACTGATATCTTCATAAGCTGCTTGACAATATGCTATCTCGGCATATTCATAATAGAATGAAAATAATAAAATATCATTTTTAATTAGTTCATATAATTTATTTATTTCCTCAATTACAACTATTTTTACGTGTAATTTAATCATAAAGTGGTCTTCTTCATTGACATTTACACGCATCCCAATAAATGATTCATGAATTGGATATTTAATTAATTTATTATAAAAAGCGTAAATTCTTTCATCCCAAAGATGTAAATTATTAACTTTATTAAAATTAAAAGCAACAACAGATCTATAATTAGTAACTGATGGAGCTAATGCTACACTAGTTAATGTTTTTTCGTCGGTTAGTGATAAAACTGGTTTATCCATATTTGGTAAACCTTTTATGATTAATAAATCGTCAATATTAAAAGGTTCTTTATTCATTGTAAGTTATAAATTATAATATATTATAATTTATATTATTTAATAATCAATTTTTATATTTTTTGTATACATTAAATGATATGTATATAGTGATGATTAATACAATACTTATTAATAGATAATTTGGTGAGGATCCATTCATAAATGTTTCTATGAAACTTGATTTTATATCACTATTAACAAGTTTTAAATTATTTTCACGAATATAATATTTATAAAAATCATCTAATGTAAATAATGTTTTTTTTTGTTTTTTTCGAACATCATTATGACTATCTAAAATCCATTTAATTAATTTTGATTTATCTGCCATAATTTCATTAGATAATGGATTTTGTGCTATAAAAGTACCAAAATGATATCTACACCCTTCACATGGTAATATTGTTTCCAATGATAAAATAAAATTTCGATATATTTGTTGTTCTTCTGGTTTTGGTTTATTTGGATATGATAATACAATACTATCTATAAAAAACCAAGCTTTTGGTCCCCAAAAAGTAGGATCTATATTTATTCGCTTTGTGCTCATATATATGGAATAGATAAAAAATTGAAATATATTTTATTATCTCATATGTAAATATAAATTTAATGTCAGAACTACTAGTACTGTCGGCAGCTGCATCAGCAATAAAATTAACAATTAACTTAAAAAAAATATGTCCACTTCCTCGTAATAACGGTGGTTGTAGTCATCTAATGGATTATGGATTCAAAACCATTGATGAAGCAACTGGTACTATTTGGTATTTTGTTGCAGATGGCAATGGAGAGATCATATTAGGAACTCATTATTCAAAGATAGTCGTCGAATATGCTATCAGTAATTTTACCGAAGATTGGTCAAAATTATTTACTGATTGCAATAAGAAATTATATGAATTTACTAAGCAAATGGAAAAAGAGGGTTTGCCATACGATTCAACTGGCACAACTCTAACAATTGTTGGTATTCGACCAAATCGTGAAATTATTTGCGCGAATGTTGGTGATTCTACATGCTTTATTATTTCGAAGAAACCAGAAAATTTACCGACGTACGAATGTATGATTGGTAACCATACTCTGAGCAACATGGATGAAGTATGTCGTGTTATGAGAGCAGGAGGTAGCCCAATGTATGAAACATTAGGTGGTTCTACTATTCCTATTTTAACAAAAGTTAAAGGAAAATGGTTTAAAACCAAGAATGAATTATTGGGGTCAGTTCCATTTACTGATGTTTATGGAACTTTGGCAACTCGTATTTATGTTGATGATGAACCAACAGTTAAAGACACTCGAATGCTGGGTTACTTTGAATTACTTGAAAAGGGTATTGTTTCATGTACACCTTCTGTTCATATCTACACTCCCGACCCAGATGAAGCACTTTGCGTGGTTGTTGGAAGTGATGGTATGAGTGATTCAACTCATATTGGTCATATTATACAAACAATAATGCGTGGTGATCTAATTGGAAAAGATGAGATAGCATCTGAAGCACTATTACAAGCTGTTTTATTTCAAGGACACACTCTCATAGGAGGAGGATTTCAAGGTGGTTTTCCAAAGTTTGGATCAAAAATGGATAATTCGATTGTTGGAGTTCATTATGTAAGTGGTCCAAGTTTTTCGAAAGTGACTGTTACTTCTGGTTTTAAGCGGAAGAGAGTGGAAGTTGCTGATGAACCCGAGTAAGTAATTCTTTTATAGTAATTCACCAAATAAAAAATTGTTTTCTCGTTACACTCGTCCTAATTGTTTACTCATTACATTCGTCCTAA